TTCACAACCAAATATAACAACGGGTGTTGACTCCTGGTTTTCTGGACAAGAGCCAGCAAAGGCTTCAGATGGAAGTAATGCGACTCAATGGAGAGCTTATGACATAGGCTTGCAAAGTACGACAACTACAATAACAAAAAATATCGGTAGCATCGTTGCATCAAGAAACTCTTTCTCTGGATTTTTCAACGAATACACAACAACAACCGCGCATGGCTTGACATTATCAACAGCTGCAACAGCTACCATGAGCTCTATAAGATACCCAATTAGCTCTATAACAACAATAGATGCTGGCGGATCTGTTTTTAGAGCTAGAGTAGTTTTTTCCGTTAATATACCCGCACTGCCAAGCGGTACAACCATATTTATTGAAGGTAATAGCAATAGTGTATATAATGACACTTTTACTGTAAATTCAAGTGATACAGCTAATAATATCATTTTTTTGAATAATACACCTGGAACACTGAATAGTAAAACAAGTTCTGGAACGGGCGGAAGACTAGAGTTTGGATCTACTTACAGAAGTATCTACAATGCAGGTCCAGCTAATCCAATACTTATTGCAAGTTCAACGCAGTTTTCTCTGTCGGATACTGGTGGAGTAGATCTTCCTTTAACGACAGCAACTGGAGAGTTAAGTTACTCCGGAACATCATCTCAATTTGTTACAAAAGCATCTAGCGGGACTGCTAGTAGCCTAGGAAATGCAGAGCGACTAGTTATGGGCTTTAAGCCAAATCTACCATCATCAACAACAAGAAATGTTTATTTAGAAGCTGTTAGATTTAGGGTTGGATCATATCCAACCTCATATCTAACATTAAGTATAAATGGAAGCTCTACCTATTGGAATACTTCGGATAGTGGTGGCGTGGATCGTATTCCAGTGATAAGTCAAAATACATTTGTGCCAGATGGATCGTACTTGGCTAATGGAGTAGGGATTACCAATTGCTTTGCGCTAAGATTTGATATGCAAAGACAAAGCGCAACTTGTTCAATGGCAGAAGTTCAGATATCATATAAGTGGCAAGAATTGACAGATCCAGGAGATTAGTGTGAGTAAATATTTAACTTATTTCGGTTTAAAAAATAAAGTTAACATATATGATACATTAGGTGAATTCGTTCCTTCTACAACAGCATTAACAAAAATTGAAACTTATTTAGGTTTAATGACTGTATGTAAACTTGAGGAAAATATTGATTTAAGTTATATACCTGAAGAATCAATAAATTTCTTTGGCATTAAAATTCACGATATAAATACTCTTCGCCAGTACTTAAGAGAAATTTCCGATTACGCGATAATGGAAAATACTCTTTCTAAAGACTCGTTTTCTATATATGGTCCATGGAAATTTAATGAATTAACAGATCATATATATCCAGATCAAAAACCTTATGATAATTGGATCTGGGATGAACAGACAGGCAATTGGACTCCACCAATAGTTAAACCTAATATGGATAATATTTTTGATGTTGACTGGGATCAATCTACTGGTCAATGGGCCATTAAGTTGAAGCAGGACTGTTCTAGAAGATATAGAGGCTTTGTTTTATGGAAGGCAGTTCCAAAAATAACTGACGATTTTTATGAAAAGGCATGTACAACAACTGAATATATGTCTAAACCATTTGAAAGCATTACTCATAACACGTCTCAGCATGAGGCTATAATTAGATCAGATCACAATAAAGATTCCCTTAAACAAAAATCCATTAATTCTGAGCACGTGTCAGCATCTCTATATAGGATTGTTAAACAGCATAATATGTTATTAGATTTCACGCCATTCATGCTTATCACGTATTCTGAAATGGAGGAAGATTTTATCAATTCATATGAGGAAGGAAAAAATCCACTAATCACAATGCACCCACAATGCATGGCCTATACCCTGCAAGAATTATTTAGATTAATAATTGAATGGGCATGGTCTTATCGGCAATGCGGCAACATAGAGCCGATAGCGGTACACTGCGATACTCTATTGAGACAGTTGCAGATGCCCTTAAATGTTAGAAAAGATCTCTTAGACATCGTACCAGACCAAGCAGTGTCAAAATATATTAAGGGCGATATTGAAGCAGTTACTCCAGCTAAAAACGACCCCGAATGCCCCAAGTCTTTTAGTGACTGGATGGCGAGTATTTACGTCAAGTATAAGCGAAGAAATATTGGTGATCCATTAAATCTTGTGTTAGATAACTTGCCAGAGTATTATCCAGTATGATATTATATTCATAAGGAGATTTATTATGAATGATTTAGATGTAAATATTTTAATACAAACTTTTAATGAAAAAATAGCATCGCTAGTAACAGAAATAGTCGTCAAAGACGCAACAATAAAGCAATTAAGTGCCAAAAACCAAGCGCTCATGTCTTCGTTGGTACCAGAAGTAACAAAAACAAAAAAACAACAACAAGATTCTAAACAATCAGATAATTTTGAATGAGGTAATTAAAAATGTCAGAAGAAGAAGTTGAAACAAAAAAAGAATTTACTATTGAGATAAAGATATCAGATGCAAATTTGCAATATAAAAGTGATTTCAATGAAGCAGAAACAGTTTTTTGGATGGAATCTGTAAAATCTTTAATACTAAATAACGCATTTGCTAAGTCACAGCAGCAAGATCAGTAAGTTAAAAAACTGTTCTTTATATCTACTATTGTAGATAATTCTATTTTATGGAGATGGTAAATGTCCGCTCTTGATTACTTGCCGTTTAGGCAAATCAATAAAAATAATAGCAATAACATAGTAGCTAAAGCCCTCAAAACAGATGAAATACGATCTGTTGGAAAGGCCATGAAAATAGCTGCCCTTGCTCTGGGTTTTCAGGGTAATACGTATTATTATAATACAAGAGCAACATTTGAACCATCCCCATATGATTTTGATCGTATCATGCAAGCTGCTGATACCGATTCATATGTTAAGCAAGCTCTTAATAAGTATAAAGAACTTTTCTGGAAAGAAAGTTGGTCTATAACTGGAGAAAATCCAGAAGCAGTTTCTTATTTGTATCAAAGAATCGATTACATGGAAATGGCTATGAAAAGGCCGTTTCTAGATTTTTTAACAGAAGTTACAGACCACCTCTTTAAGTACGCTAATGTATTTGTAGTTAAAGCTCGTGGAGATATATCGGAATATTTTCCGACACAAATACAAGGCGTTAATTCTGAACTGCCAGTTGTTGGCTATTACCTAATTCCTACAGAGCAGGTAAGAATTTTAAGAGATAAATTCAATAGACCTAGATCCTATCAGCAGGCTAGCGATCCGCTCACATACGCTCCGACCGAACGAGATCCAGTTTGGTCAGCCGAAAGAGTCATACATATGTATGTGGATAAAAAATCTGGTCGAGCATTTGGAACGCCATTCCTTAGTTCCGTTTTAGACGATGTTGTGGCCTTGCGACAGATAGAAGAAGATATACAAAACTTGGTGCATAGAGAACTGTTTCCCTTATATAAGTATACAATTGGCACAGCAGATCAGCCAGCTGAGCCACAGGAGATTTCAAACGCCGCGGCAGAAATAGAATCATTGAGAGCAGAAGGCGGCTTAATCTTGCCATATAGGCATAATATAGAAGTTATAGGCGCCAATAACACTGCGCTTGATGCATCTGGTTATTTGGAGCATTTTAAGGAAAGGGTAGCTGTTGGATTGGGTGTAGCTCCTCATCACCTTGGTATGATGATGAACGGTGGCAATAGATCCGTGACAGATAGGCTGGACACCGCCCTATACGATAAAGTTAAGCAATATCAAAAATTATTCTCAGAGATGGTTCGTGTTCATATATTTAACGAGCTTTTGTTGGAAGGTGGTTTTGATCCAATAGCAAATCCAGCAGAAGAAGGCACTTCAGATCGGTGTTATTTTAAATTTAATGAAATAGATGTCGATACTCAGGTTAAAAAAGAGACTCATATTATACAAAAGTATGTGAACAATTTAATTAGCTTGACTGAAGCTAGAGTTAGCCTAGGTGTAAATCCAGAATATGATGAGGACGATATGTTTGCAGCCATTCAAGGTAGAGTCCAAATAGATATAGCAAAAAATCAGGCTGATTTAATGGTAAAAAGTCAAATGAAAGACACAACTGTAGACGGCGATAAGCAGCAGCCCGCTACCAAAGGTCAAAGAAATCTTCCAAATAAAAGACGTGGTGTTGGTAACTCAATACGCCCCGCAAATCAGCAGGGACGAAATACATCCCCAAATATTAGAAGATCAGACAATGCGTGGCTTAGCTTAGTTGAAAATGTTCTAGAATCAGAGTATACTGTAATATACTCAAAAGATGAAGAAGATAAAAAGGATTCAGATAATGTCATTGCAATTAAACCTGAGCAATAAGCAAATTTCAGCGTACTTAAATACCGAAGATGCACTGCTAGCCCTTCAGAAATCAGTAGACAATAATCAAACACGACTCGCCATGCAAATAATGGCAGATGTTATAGAGCAGTTGTGCGATAAAGTGTCAGATTTACAGGGACTAGTCCTTAAAAAGGATAAGCCTGCAGTTGAGTCCACACCAAAACAAATGAGCAAGACAAAAGAAGAGGTCGTGGATAAATTGGAGAACGACAAAAAATAATAATGAAATTATTAATAGGTTGCCCTATATACAAAAGGGATTGGATACTTCATCATTGGATTAGATGCTTACTGGGTCAATCTATACCCATAGAAGATGTAGGTTTTGTTTTCGAAGTTGCACCTGACGACAGTGCCACAATAAGTGCATTGAATGCATGGAAAAACTTTGATAAGAGAATTCCTTACTTTAACATTAAAGTCAGAAGTGATATCAATCATTTTCAGCACGAAAATAATGGTAGACAGTGGAGTATTTCTAAGTACGTAAATATGGTATCTTTGAGAAATTCTCTTTTGGATACTGTCCGAGAAGTTGGCCCAGACTATTACTTGAGTCTAGATTCAGACATTTTATTGACTAATCCTAATACTTTAGAGCTTTTAATAGCACATATAAAATCTGGGGCTGACGCTGTTAATCCTTTAATGTTTATGACACCTTTTGGCACAATGTATCCAAGCGTTATGAGTTGGAGACAGGATGTTCCAGAAAAAGCTTTTCGCGAAGAAAAGTATCCTTTAACTAAATATTTTAAATCAGATGTTATTATGGCGGCTAAAATGATGTCAAAAAAAACGTATACAAATATAGACTACTCAGTACATGAGCAAGGTGAGGATGTGGGTTGGTCATTAAATTGTAAAAACCAGGGCTACAATCTATATTGTGCATCATATATATATGCTCCTCACATAATGTCAGAAGTTATGTACGAATCTTATCTTTCCAGTGGAGATGACAGATACGACTCGCTTTTTGAAAACTATGTTAAAGTGTGATATATTTATATAAA